TTGTAGTTGTGTGAAGTTTGAACCTATTGTTAGATATACTGAACCTGATGATACATGGAACTATGCTACCTTTAACCCTTCAAGTGTAGTAGAGTATCATAATGCCCAATCAAAGAGAGGTTATGTGTATTGGATAATATATACTGATCCTGATTGTGGATGGAATAATCAGGTTATATCTATGGATTGGGAAACCATGTCTGCTGTAATACTCATATTAAAAGCACCATTAGAGGACAGAGACAGACTAATGGATGAGTATGAACCTACTATTCTGTATAAACAAGGTTATCAACCTGTGTTAGTATTAACAGGTAAAGATTAGATATTAGGTGAATATGCAATCAGAGAGTTATTTGAATAACTTCATAGAGCAATTGATTCTTGTTTGATAAATGTTTGATAGTAACAGTCAGTATGTGAATATAGACCATACAAATGCTCCTTTAGCTCAGTTGGATACTTTAGTGGAAGGATCAACATGGTGAAATTCAAATACTGAGTAATGACTATTATTTAAGGTTAGCCCACACCTTTCACATTTACCACCAAGTAAATTGATGTATTTAACCCTCCTATTAATCCACCTCTGTGTGCAGAAGTGATTAAAGCAATCTTTACACATACTCATAACTCCATGTTTATAAAGTTTCTGAGAATGGAAATCAGTTATTGGGAGTAGGTCATAGGTTCAAGTCCTATAAGGAGTACATTTATAAACAATTAAATTAAATAAATATGATAGAAACTGTAGTATCTCTGGAGACAGCAAGGCTGTTGAAAGAAAAAGAGTTCAGTGTTAATACTAATGCCTATTATGATGATTGTAATAAGCTACAAGTAAATAAGCCTAAAAATGATTGGAATGATCCTTTATATTTAGGTACAATATGTTCAGCTCCAACTCAATCATTAGCTCAACAATGGATAAGAGAAAAAGGCATACATATTGGGGTATATGCTAATGCAAGTGGTTGGGGATGGATTCTTACTAAATGTGGAGGAAATGGTTCTTGTATTAAAGAAATTGAAGATGATACATTCTTTGATACTTATGAAGATGCTCTTGAAGAGGGGTTGAAACAAGCATTAAAACTCATTTAATATGAACATTGAAGCCAAGTGTAAGAACTGTAGATTCTGTAAAGAGATGAAATGGCTATTCTTTAATGGTTACTCACCAGAGAGTGAGTTAATGAAAAAGAGAACTGGATGGTACTTAGACTATTGTACATTATTACATAAGTCACAAAGGGATGATTATGGATTAATAAGAAATACCCTTGATAGTATTTTTGACTTATATGGACAGATAAAAAGACTTATTGTAATTGATGGAATTGGGCAATCTGATAAAGCTATAGCTTTTAGAGTAAGTAATTTAGCAGGACTATGTGCTAATAAGATTCCACACATAACTATCTGTACATTCAATGATGGCAAACCAGTTGATAGTAATTATATAACTAAGTGGAAGAATATTGAAACAATTGTTGTTGAAGCTAAACTTGAAAAGAGATGAAAGTAAGTTTACTTCAATAACTACCTTATTGCAGTATGTTGTACAAAGGAAGAAGCAATTGAGTATATAAATAAAGTCAAAAAGAATTGTGAAGGAGTGAAACCTAATGGTGCTATTTATGAAGAATACATTAGTTAGATATTGGTGGAATGTCAAGAGTTGGTGGTTAGTTATACCAGACTTAGGCAAGATGATTATTGTGTTTATACTAATATGTGCTATACAGTTGTTTATAATGTATAGCATATTTGGTATCCCTGATTGGTTTGAGTGGTACATTAGTAAGTGTAATCTTATAGATTTATAATATGGAGAATAATGAGAAATGTGTCATTCTTTCAAAGAAAGAATATGATGAACTGAGAAGCCAGAGTAATATGCCTAATTATTTCAAACAATGAATATAGCAGAAATACTCAAAGATGCTCCTAAAGGTACTAAATTATTTAGTCCTTTGTTGGAGACTTAGAAATTTTCGTGATAACCATACAGCATATCTTCTGGATGAGGGTGGTAACATAGTAACTTATTGTTATTGGAGCTATGTAGTTCCCATTAATAAATTTAACTTCGAGGACATGCCTAGTAACATACCTAATGCATTACAGTAATGAAAGTACTAAGAAGAAAAGGAAGTAGAGTATTTATGTTGTTTGCCTCATGTAATGGTAAAGAACTTAAAGTGTATAACCGATGATTACACTGTTATTTGAGTTTATCCTTCTAGGATTAGTAGGAGGGTTAATAGGGCTATTCTATAGGAATTGCCTTAAAGGAGAGAATCAGATATTCAACTTCATCTACTACAGATGGTTGAAGCCTTGGGCTGAGATTGAAGATGACCTATGGTGCAATGAGTGTATTAACATAAAGCCTAGAAAGATTGATAGATTCAAGGCTTGGTTAGCATATCCATTAGGTTATTGCATATACTGTAATACTACAATCATAACAATTATTCTATGTATATTATATCTATCATCATGGGAAGTATTGCCTGCATGGCAGAATATAATAATAGGAGTAATTACAGCTATAGGAGTGCAGCATTTAGTAGTATTAGATGTAAGTAAGTATTTAATGAATAAACATCCTGATTTTGACAATGAAATATGAATATGGAAGAGACTACATCCCAGAAATCTGGTATAGCTGATATGTGGGATGACAAAGCAATAGAGATAACTCAAGAAGAGTTGACTATTGAACCAATAGTATTGGAACCAATTGAGATTGATTTTAGTATCAATAAGTAACATGAATAATACAGTTAAAGTAAATCTTTCCATTAAACTGCCAGGCAGTGTAATGTTAAGTCAGCAGGCGGCTGAAAACACACCAAATAGTTTTAATGAGCTTAAAATAGAAGTATCTGGTCCTAAAGGTGAAGACAGGGAAGTTCTTACTGTTCAAACCAGAAAATGTGCTCCTGCAAGTCAATCATTGAACATCAGCAAAGATGCTTATGATGCCATGATTGATAAGGAATTATGCCCTTATTGGTGTAAAGCAGGAACTTGGGCTGGCATGAATGATAAGATGAGACTTGAAGCTCACTTGAAGAGGATTGTTGAAGGACTTGGTGGTACTTCATTTACCTATCAAGTATTTGAAGATTGAGTTTTGTTTTTCGTTTTGTGTTTTAAATTCAATTTTAAAAGAGCTTGCTTGTGAAAGTAGGCTCTTTTTTCCTTTTAACTCATTAAATTTAAAGGATTATGGAGAAAAGAAATATTAGTATTAGCTTAGAGAAAGCTAAAGAGTGGTATGAAGGTGGGAACATAACACTTAAACAACTGGCTCTTGAAGCTTACTCAGAAGAAGAGCTAAAGGAGGAAATAGCCTACCCAGACATACTTGATAAGCTGTGGAGAAGTGGTAAGTTGGTTACATGTCAAACATCCCTCAGTGGTATTACCACAAGTAGTATAGAGAAGATAAAGGTTCTTAGTAAGTTATACAACATAGCTGCATACTTCAATGGTGATTGGGTTCCTACATATGGTAATGATGGTTACTATATTTATGAAGCTCATAAAGTTATAGGGGTAGCTTGTAATAATTACCTATTATCATCAGTACCATACTTTAAGAGTAAAGAAGATGCCCAGAAAGCTATAGAGATGCTCAGTTCTGATGAATTGGATGCCTTGTTCAAGTAAATGAGGGGGGGATAATAATATGCAGTTAATCCATTTCAAAGAAGGTACTGCTTGTGCCTATCCTGTAGGAGCCTCATTTAACAAAAACAGAGACTACATAGTTGAAGTAGCTCGTACTGTCCACACTATAGCAGGAATAGGGAGGCCTGTTGCATTAATATGCAGAGGTACTTCTGGTACTATATTAGCTGGAGCTGTTGGGTATATCTTAAAGAAGAATCAGCATGGTGTTAGTATTATAGTATCAAGAAAGCATGAGGAAAGTTCACATGACTATAATATGTCAGGTGTAGAATCCCTTCGATCTACAAATAGACCTTTCTCTGTAATAGTAGATGATTTTATGGATACTGGCGACACTATAAAGGCTATCTTAAAGGATATTGATTCTAATGTTACCCTACCTGTATTAGATATGCTATGTGTTGATAACTATCTAAGTGATAAAAAAGTAGAAAAATTCCCAATTATATATGAACTCCTTCAGAGATTCAATTATGTACTATGTAACAAAGCAGGAGAGAAAGATAATAATAAACCTATATGATGCATCTTAAAATATTAGTTATTGTATCACTAATATCTTATATAACCAGTAGAATAATTAGATATAAACCTAGATTTGATTTAATTCAATCTAGGGATAAGTATCATTTATTCTTCTGGTTTAATAAGTATGATTGGTTAGGTAACTGTAGTAGAACCTACATAAAACTATTTTAATATGAGTTATGAACTTAAAATGCAAGGAGTAGGCAATGGTAAAAGGCCAAGATTATACAAGAAGACTAAAAGAGCTTCCATGAATAAGATTGATACTACCCATTTACCTATGAGAGTACAGTCTGACAAAGGTGGTTACTGGGGTCAAACCAGTAGAGGGTTAATTCAGAGTTTCTTCAAGAGGGTAGTAAATATGCTCAAATAAGGAATCTTCAAGAAATATTTAATGAGTTTATACACCAACGTGATAACTATGCTAATCGTGGTCTTAAGTTGGGTGGATTCTATGTATCTAATGGTATTCTCAATTATAAGGCATCTAAGAATTACTACTATTATGTAGTTAAAATCTCAGATATTGAGGCATACAAAAAAGAGAAATATAAATTATGAAATAAAGAAGATATGCAAGTATTAAATCTAGTTAGACCAGAGAAAAGTGATATTAAGTTTGAGATTATCACATTCCCTGATGGTGAGTCTCATATCAAACTTGAGGGTATTGATAGAAAAGATAAGGTTATTGTGGTATGTAGAATTACAAGTCCAAAAGACTTGTTCATCCTATTACAGATAGGAGATATACTGAATAGGCATGAGGTTTCATTTGGTATTCACATATACTATCTTATGTCTATGAGAATGGATAGAGTTATTAGCTTTAATGAAGCATATTCATTAAAGATAGTAGCCAATCTCATTAATAGTATGAATCCAGAAGCTGTAAATGTGCTTGAGCCTCATTCACACAAAACAGAAGCTCTTATTAAGGAGTTTTGGGGTCATTTGGATTCAAGAATACCTAACTTCACTGGTTATATTCCAGTATATCCAGATTCAGGTGCAGTTAACAGGTATCAAACCTTGGGTGAAGTTCTCATATGTAGTAAAACTCGTAATCCAGACACAGGTAAATTAGAAGGATTTCATATAGAGAATCCTGAATTACTTCAAGATGAAGATTTTAAAGACTTTCCTCTTGTGGTTATGGATGATCTATGTGATGCAGGTGGAACCTTTGTAGGGATTGCTAACAAGATTAGAGAAGTTAATCCTGATAGGAAGTTGGCTATCTATGTAACTCACATGGTTAACCCCAAAGGTATCACTACTCTCAGTGAGAACTATGATGAAGTGTACTTCACTAATTCATATGCAGATTGGGATGAATACATGAAATTACCTGATAATGTAAGAATCATTAAAGTTATCTAGTCATGAAACTAAGAGATTTTATTATTGTGTTTATTGTTATATGGATAGCAGCCCTTACAGGGTTGGTCTTTCATATATTCAATATAGAGAAGAAGCCTCCTGCACATTATGTTAAGTTAGAACAACCAGAGTTTCTCAATGAAGAATTGAATGATAGTACATTGCTAAAAGCCCTTGTCTATTATGAGATTAAGGAACCTTTGATAGTATTGGCACAAGCTAAGCTTGAGAGTGCTAATTATAAATCAAGGCTATGTAAAGAGAAGAATAACATCTTTGGATTGTATAATAGTAAAGCCCAACAGTATTATAACTTTGACCATTGGACTAATTGTATCATAGCATATAAGAATATGATAGAGTATAAGCAGAAAGATGGTGAAGACTATTATCATTTCTTACTTAGAATTAAATATGCAGAAGATGTTGAGTACATTAGTAAGGTTAAATCAATTGTAAGTAAATTACCTCCGTAGATATGAATAGAGATATAGTATCAAAAGATATACAGTCTATAGATTCAATTAACCTACTCCTTGAACTTCCTACTTCATTTGGTAAGACTAAACAAGCTTTAGACTTAATGAATAAGAGAAAACCTAAGAGTATTCTTATCTTAGTTCCAAGACTTGTCTTAATAGATAATTGGAAAGAAGAATTCACTAAGTGGAAGCTTGATGGATACTTGAAGTATGTAACATTTAGTACCTATGTAGGAATAAAGAAGCACAAAGATAAATCATTTGATATGTTAATAGCAGATGAGTGCCATCATTTTACTGAGATGTCTTTAGGACACATAGATACTATGAAATTCAAGTGGTGTGTGTTGCTGTCAGCTACTGTTGGTAAATTCAAGGATGAACTAAAGTGTCACTTCAAAGGATTATATTGTTATCAAGTAACAGCTAAGAAGGCTATAGATGAAGGTATTTTACCTGATCCAAGAGTATATCTTATACCTTATAAGTTGGATAATACTAATAGGAAGTATCCATTAGAATTGAAGAATTCATCTAAAGGAAAGAAGATTACTTGTGATTATGGAGACAGATGGAAATATCTTAAGGATAAATCCTATACATCTATAACTGTACTATGTACTCAAGCAGAATATATCTATGAGATTGGCTCAAAGATTGAATACTGGAAGAGAATGTATATGAGGAGTAAGAATGATGTCATTAAAAATAGATGGCTATATCTAGCAGGTTTAAGATTAAAAATGTTGGGTACATTTAAGAATCCCATTGTACAAACCCTTCAAGTGTTACTTAAGAACCACAGAAGTCTTACCTTTTGTAACTCTATTGAACAAACAGAGATACTAGGTAAGAACTGTATCAATAGTAAGAATAAAGACTCTATTGAAATTCTTGAGAAGTTCAATCAAAAGAAAATTAATCATATAACATCATGTAATATGCTTAATGAGGGTAGACAAACATGCCCATATCTATCTAATTCGGTAAGAGTGAAATATATAAATAAGCTCTCTAAGAAAGCCTAAGGTCTTAGAAATAAGATAGCTGGTAATACCGAGCCAAGCCTATAAAAAGGAAGGTGTAGAGACTATCCCTCAGAAGGGGAGTAGGTTTATATCTATTAACATGCTAAGCTCACATATTAATTTTAATATTTGTAAATTTGCAGAAATAAATATAAATCGAAATGGTAGACACTAAAAATGAAATTTGGAAAGAAATTAGATTAAATACTAATTATCTAGTTAGCAATTTAGGAAGAGTAAAATCTAAAGCCAGACTTGTAAAATGTAAGAATGGTTATAGAAATAAATCTGAACATATATTAACCCCATGCAATATTCATGGTTATTATCATGTTGGGTTTAATGTAGACGGTAAACTTATTAATCCTCTAGTACATAAACTAGTAATGGAAGCATTCTCAGAAGAAATAAAAACTTATCCAGAATGGGAGATAGATCATATAAATGGTAATTCCTTGGATAATAGATTTGAGAATCTTCAGTATGTTAGCAGCTCTGAAAATACAATTAGAGCATATAACTTAGGATTGCAGGATAAGAAGAAGTTAAGTTTATCAAATAAAAAGAGAATTGCTACACCTGAACAAATAGCCTACATAAAACATCAGTTCAATCTGGAAAATAGAACTTTAGGTGGTAGAAAAAATAAAGATTTCTATGAAAGAATGGCTATAAAGTTTGGGTATTCTGATCCACAGAGTATTTATAGAATACTTTTAGGTAGGACAAATAAATATTTTGGTGAAGATATAGTCCAGACCACAAAACATGATGCTTTGCTGTGGCTTTTAACTGTGGTTAAAGTCATGTGTAGTGAAAACTATAGTGGTATGATGAATCTTATTGATTGTCAGGTTGGTATCTATGCTTCCTTGAATAGTAGTGATACTATGATTAAGCAGAAGTTAGGAAGGTTACTAAGACATCCTAACCCTGTATTAATTATACCTTACTACAACAACACAAGAGAAGAAGAGATAATTGAGAAAATGCTTGAGGATTACAATCCAGAGCTTGTAACAGTAGTTGAAAGTTTAAATCAGATTAAGGTATGACAATTACAATTGATGAAGATGTTTGTGCTAAATATAATCTGACTATGAGTGAAGTATTGGCAATAGCTCTTGTAAAAACAGGAGCTGATGTGCCTACTTTATTTGCTGATCTTGAAGATAAGAAGGTATTAGTTAAGGATATGTTTAATAAATATCTTGTAACTATGGGCTATGATGAGAGAGTATCTAGTGTATTGTTAGACTCTGATAAAGACAGACAGCCACAAGATAGGATTGAAGATTTAGCTCTTAAGATGATGGCATTGTTCCCACAGCAAAAGAAGCAAGGCACTTCTCAGTATTTTAGAGGTAATAAGAAAGATGTTACACTAAGATTAAAGAAGTTCTTCAAGCTGTATGGAAACAAATTCACTGATAAACAGATTCTTGAAGCAGCTGATAAGTATGTTAAATCCTTTAATGGTAACTATGCTTATATGAGAGTATTAAAGTATTTCATTTGGAAAGATGAAAGAAAGGTAGACTCTGATGGTGTAGGCTATGTTAGTGAGGTATCAGATTTAGCTACTTATATAGAGAATGAAACCAGTGATATGGCAGATTCTGATTGGACAGCAAGATTAAAATAGTATGGAATTATATGAAAGAGTATTGAAAGGTCTTGAAGAGAGAAGAAATAATCTACTTGAAGGTGGTATTAATAGCATACCTTCACCATTCATTAGGTTCAATGATGATTTTATAGGAATAGAAAAAGCAACTTACTATTGTGTGACTTCTGTTACAAAAGGTGGTAAATCTCAATTTGCTTCACATGTCTTTATGTACACTCCTCTTATATATGCTTATCATAATAGAGATAAAGTAAGAGTGAGGATATTATACTTTGCACTTGAAGAAACTCCTGAAAGAGTAATGCAGAGATTTATGAGTCATATTCTGTATTATCTATCTAAAGGTAAGATAAGAGTGTCTCCAAGAGACTTAAGAAGTTCAAAGAATGATAAGCCTCTATCTCAGGAAGTACTTGATCTATTACAGACTCAGGAATATAAAGACATATTTAAGTTCTTTGAAGAGAGTGTCATATTTAGCACTACTGCTAATCCCACTGGCATCTATAAAGAATGTAAGAGATATGCAGAAGGAAGAGGGGTTATACATACAAAGAAAACTGTTTATAGAGGTGAGTTAGGAGAACTTAATGAAACAGATTCCTTTGATTATTATGTTCCTAATGACCCAGGTGAGTATATTATTCCATTTGTAGATCATATTGGTTTAATTGACACTGAAAGAGGAATGAATCTTAAACAATCAATGGATAAGTTATCTGAATATCTGGCAAAGTATCTTAGAAATAACTATGGTATGAGTCCTGTGGTTATTCAGCAACAATCCTTTGAGAATGAGAGTAATGATAACTTTGTTAGTGGGAAGATTAGACCATCAGCACAAGGATTAGGTGATAGTAAATATATTGCAAGAGATTGTAATATACTTCTAGGTTTGTTTAGTCCATTCAAGTTTGAACTCAATGAGTATAAAGAATATGACATAACAAAGTTTAGAGATAACATTAGATTCCTTGAGGTTCTTGTTAATAGAGATGGTGAAATGGGTGGTTTATGTCCTTTGTTCTTTGATGGTGCTGTATGTGATTTTCAGGAACTTCCTTTACCTAAAGATACAGAAGGTCTTGCAAGGGTATATAGTTATCTGAAATATATTAGAGGAGTACCACAAAGTTCAAAGGTGTTCTTTATGTCTTCAAGAAGAAAGTATTTGCATAGATGGAAAAGATTATCCATCTTTGCACGGTTTAAAAGAAAAATAAAGGAGAAGTTAAATGGCTAAAATTTTAATTCTTGCAAAAAGTGGATTTGGTAAAACTACTGCATTATGTGGTAGAAAGAAGTTTGGTATTGAAGGGTTAAACCCAGCAGAGACATTTCTCATTCAATGTGCAAACAGAGAACTTGCTAACTTGGATTATAAGTTAATTGATGGAGTTACTAGTGCAGATAGCTTAAAGAATGTTATTGGCAATGGTAACAGAATTCAAGTTGGTAATATCTCAGGTCTTGAGAAATTCAAGACAGTTGCAAAAGCTATTGAGATGTTGGCTCAATCACCATTCAAGAATATTGTAATTGATGATTTCAATTACTTATCTCAAGATTATTATATGGCGAATGCCATGAAAGGTGGCTGGGATACACCAAAGCAAATTGGTTATGGTATGGGACTTATCTTCAGTGCATTTGAAGCTATTCCAACCAGAGAGAAAGACTTGTTTGCTATGGCTCATTATGAAGAGTATAAAGATAAGAATGGTGATTCCATTTCTTATAAGTTCAAGACTACTGGTAATATGGTGGATGGTTACATTACACCAGAAGGTAAGTTTGATATTATTCTTTATGGTAAGGCAGGTTGGGATGATCAAAACAAGAAAGCAATTAAACAGTTTGTGATTGACTTTGATGGTGAGTATCCTGCAAAGGATTCTATTGGTGCATTGGATGAATGTCCATTATATATTCCTAATGATTTAGGGTATGTAAAGAAGTTGATTAATAAACATTATAACAGAGAATAATGGATAGAGAACAAGTAGTTAAGTTATTAAGGGATATACAGAATAGTCCTGGCTTTTATAATGATATTACAAAGAAAGATGTTATACTTAACTATTGTGTTGAGCATGGTAAACCTCCTCAACTATCCATTCAATTTGTTCAGATCATTAGTATAAATAGAGTGTTACTAAATGAAATATTTCTTGATACACTAGAAATGTTGAAGAAAGAGCATGCTATTAATACATTATATGCATCACAGAATTCCATTAATAGAGGAA